AGCGTCATATTATATAATCTCATTCTAAGACCACACCCATTTAACCAAGTATAATCTTCATCATCAAATGCAATACATACACAGTCGGAAATCACTTCCGCTTCATGGCCGAAATCTTTGAATCTATGAATCATCATTAATAAATCTTGATTATTATAAACCCACATTTTGAAAGGATATGTTGGCTCTTTTTCTAAATTACAATTCATATCTTTTTCGCCCCCATCTTTTAGAATCATCAAGAAGGTCATTGATAATTCTTTGAGTTCTACCTCTATTATTTACGCCTCTTTTCTCCATGTTTTCACCTATATTTAATATTATTTATAGTCTCCGATTATGCTTCGCAAGCGTCACAAACTATCCGAGCCTTGAAATAATGCTCGCCCGATAATTTATATTTTATATCATCTACGTGTATTATGTGCGCCTTAGGCACATCACGCTCGCACCCACATGAGACACATACGCCTGTATATTTTAAGAATGAATAATGAGGAATTGATTTTACCTTGACGGCATTTTCTAATTCCCATTTAGCAACGGTTCTCTTGAGTGGAATATTTTCTTTTCGGGCAATTCTAACTTTCGTTTGAGATTTTGGAAACTTAGATTGAATAATTTGTTGGTAATTTTCTAAAGGTAGATTAGAATTATAATTGAAATCGTGAGCGTTAATAATTTTGACTTTTTGTAATGTCAATTGGGAGTGAATACATGAAGGCAAATGTTGACGCTTAGGACATCCACATTCACGGAGTCCTGTAAATCGGCCATTATTTGAACCGCTTCTAACTTTTGATTGGCCTTTGGTGCTGCCACCCTTTGAGCCTCTTTTTGAGGCTACTGGACATTTGCCACGATGGACAACTCCCTTACAAGCCTTATATCTGCATGGTTTTCTGTTTTTTGTCATAATATAGAATAAAAGTTCTACTATATAAGCGTTTCTATTCTCATTCTCCTTATTTTGTAGGGTTATATTTAGTGTTTTTCGGTCGCTTATAGCCTGTCTTTTGTAGGGTTTTGTTTTACCCAAAAAATAATCTTACTATTTAATATTTTGTAGGATTTTAGTTTTTTCTCAATAGTAATACCCTACAAAATAACTTAGTGTGTCTTTCTCAGTTGGTGAGTTTTTTGACAGTCGGTGTAGATTTTACACTAACTGCACTTTTTCACCCTACAAAATATTTTTTTCACTTTTGGAAACCCTACAAAATAATCGTGGCTAAGAAAATGTAGGGAAATCTTTTGTAGGTTTTATTTTGTAGGTAAAAATCATGCACTTTACTTTTTGCACCGCCGCAGTACAGCGTTTTTTTTATTTTGTAGGGTTAATTTTTTATCTGCTAGACTCTATGTCGAGTTTGGCTATGTTATTTCGACCCTACAAAATAATTCCGCAAAACCAACTATCCGTGATGAGATGCTGTTTAGGTATATAAAGACTATTATTATGAATCTCCTTATTTTGTAGGGTTTTTTTTACGAAAAAACTTATTTTGTAGGGTTATTCGGTGTTATTCACAACACCTAGTGTAGAAAATACACTACATATTATTTTGTAGGGTTTGTTTTTTTAGGGCGTGAAACCCCCTTAGTTGAGGGGGTATAATAAAAAAAGATACATAATGTTTTGTAGGGATAGATAATATACATAAAAAATAACCCTACAAAATAAAGAGAATTAAAGCACTTGTTCTTTATAAGCAAAGCGTGATTAGACTAAAACATGGTAAAGGAGATTGACCTAGAGGCTGGCACTAGACTGCGATTAAAGGAGATTCATGAAGTTGAATTACTTCCTAGAGAGGGCGAAAAATCCGCCCTTCATTACGTTAAGGTAAATGGTGTTCGTCTCCATATACATCAACACAGAACAGGTACAGTAAGGATATCTGTACACGGAATGAAAAAACATGGCGAAAGGGTTCACGATATCCTAACTTTTGATGAGATAACAATATTTAACCCAAAGGGCAAAATTAGCAAAAAAAAGGCTAGCCGTAAAGGTGGCGAGTGGACAGATATACTAATAAATTAAACAAACTTTTGTAGGGTATTCGTAAAGGTTGGGCGGGATGACTCGCCCAACCCCTAAACCTTTTTGTAGGGTTTGGATTCTTTTGTAGGGTTTGGATTCTTAGTTTTTGAAAATATTTTTATTTTTCAGATTCTTTCAGATTTTGTAGGACTATGTTTTGTAGGGTTATAAAATTGTAGGGTCATATTTTGTAGGGTTATATTTTGTAGGGTTGAACCCTAGAAATAAAAATGTAGGGTAATATTTTGTAGGGTTGCCTTTTGTAAAAATAAAAAAAAGGCCGACCACCGAATCCGGTGGCCGACCTAATTAATTTTGACTTCTACGAATATATCCGTAGAAGTTTTTCGTAAATCCGATTAATATTAAATCTAATCATTCAAGGGTAAATGTTTTTTCCATCTACTGTATAGTTAAATGATTTAGATTTATTTTTATTATCAAGCAAATATGTTTTGATAATCCACCTTTGATAGTTAAGATTCTTCTTAACATCACGGACAAAATCAGTAAGAACATAATCGTAATCTGTATCTAAAGAATCGAGGTATGTTTGGTACTCTTTATCAGCATCATATAACCCTGAAATAAGGTGTTCTAGTGAATATCTTAGGTTGCTCAATACTTCAGTTTCAAATCCAATTAAATCATATTCTTCATCTTCAAACCACTCTTGAAGATTAGCAGTCATTTCTTGAATTAATCCTGTTTTCTTGCATCTATATGTCAAAGTTGCTTCCTTAGAATCTAACTCTGTTTTCTTAGTAATAGTCATTTTATATCACCCCCCTTCTTGACTTTCTTGCATTCATTCTTTCGGCCATTTTTCCATATACATTTTCTTGTCTTTCTTCTGATATTATAATCACATCTCTAGTACAAATGAAATCTAAGTAAGTTATTTCACAAATAAATACCGATTCCCATATCTTCAATTTGTCATATTTTGAAACCCATTTTACGATTATTATATCTCCATTTTTCATAGTCATTCTTTCACCTCTCTAACTACCCCAATTATCACGTTCTTTTTCCAATCAATCAAGCATGAACGGCATATGATTTGGGATGCTTCCCAAAGGTATGTCGAACACCTTGCACATTTTACAATTTCTTTCATGTTTTTAACCCCCTATTGTGATGATTTAAGAGAGGCTAGAGGTCTTGATGACCCCTAACCCCTTTTACGTCTAATAGTACCCCCCTTCTACATCTTCAAAAAGTAGATTTGTAGTTGATACGTTGTTGATTTTATTCAACGCATTCATCAATCTGTCATTTGGTTGAAACTTAACCCAACCGAAACCGATTTGATTTTCTCTACCTAAGAAACAAGCGATAGTATATCTCCAAACTGGTCGGCATCTGAAACCATCAAGACCCCACTCTTGAACGGACTTGATTTCTTTAGTCTCAATCTTCTGTAAATACTTTGGTTGATTCCATGATTGCTCTAAACCAACCATGTCAAAAGTTTCTGATTGCCAGCCCCAATAATCTAGGGTTGAAACTTGCATCTCTCCGAACACTTCTTTATGTTGGTTCTTTTTCTGTTTTGTTAGACATTGGAAACCTTGAGAATTACAGTCTATACAAACACCTTTTTCATTCTCATTTAGTGGATGCTCTAAATGTCTATTATCTTGATTGTTTGAGTAGAATGCTTCTTTGTATGCTACATCATCTTGATTGAATCTTAGGTTCAATTTAGAGGCTCTTTTCATAGTGAAATCGTTGTACTTGTTGAAGTCTAATGTCGGGAGTGAAATACTCTTCCAGTAGTCCTCTAGAATTGCACTTGTGTAGTAAGTCTCTAATGAGTAATAATCGAAGTGATTTAACACTCTACCTCTACACTTTGAACCGACTCCGATATGTTTGATTTCATGAGGGTTAGTATTACTCTCTAAGATAGCATAACAAATCGGCGCTGTCGCTGATTTATCTTCTCTGTATTCATCATTGAATTGACATGAACATATCTTTCTCGGTTGGGTAGTAAAATCCTGCTTTGAATATCTCTTGACATTTTTGTTTGAAGGGTCAACGCTTCGACCTAATTCATCTGATTTGTAACTACTAACAATTGCGTTTGATTTTGTTGGTAATATCTTTAATTGAAGATTCATTTTATTGATGTCTTTGTTCGGTAAATCTATGATAGGAAAACCAACTTCTTTGAGTTTCTTAATCATTGAAGAATATCTCTTGAAATGTTCTCCTTTACTTGTAGTAATTCCGAGAGTTTTTACAATCTCAATAAGGGTCTTTGATTCTCCGAGAATCCCCTTAACCTCTAAGGAGTCTTTGACTCCTAGAGGGCATTCGTTCTTATCTCCTGTAATAGTATGAAACATCAGTTCAACCATGTTAAAACCTACATAGTGAAACTACTTAGTATATTCGTCATGACGTTCACACTCAAAAAAGTGCGATTTTGGGCTAAAAACGCAGTTTTTTACTCTTCCAAAAGGCATACATAGGTCGTTATTTTACACCGCCAAGCACCGCTTACAATTTTTTATAATTTTTTTGAAAAATATTTTTTTACAATTTTTTCCACTCAAGTTTGTGTGCGCCGGGTTTTCTACGCCATTTTACTTGGTTAGTACGCTTCAAGTACGTTGGGACTATATTCCTAGAAAGTGGTGTCCAATAATTACTTACATACTTATTTGCTTTCCACGCAATTTCTTCTGATGTTTTCCAATCGTCTAAATACCCTTCATCCATTATTTTATCAATAGATTCCTTGTAGACTATCTTTTTACTCTTAGGGCCATGCCTTCTTATTTCCGGGTTTTGTTTGTTGTATCGCTTTTTCACTTACCATCCTCTCCTATCTATTATTTTTCCACCAAGACCTTCATGCTTGCTTATTCGCTGCATTTGTGTATCACCACCTAACCAATCGCCGCCTTTCATGGTTTTCATAACTACCGGCATATCGGGTGTCCTGTATGTGAATTGGTCTATGGCGTGTGCAAAAGCCATAACAGTATCGTTATGTCTGCCTAAGTCTACTATAATCCCATCACGCCACGCATGGGTTTCTAATTCCTGTAATAATATACCTACCTTTGTCCTAGTAGTGTCATTACCGAAGGGGAATATTATCATTTCTCTTTCAAACCAAACTCTAAGCCTATTTAGTAATCCTTGCTTTAATGTTCTATTACTAACCTTACTAGCCCTGTAATCTACTACCGCACCTTTTTGTGCAAGTAAACTTTCGTACATTTGTTGGAAACCTACATCCTCAACCGCTATCGGACAATTACCGTAGCGTTTAGACCACTCTATCAACATATCCGCTTGTTTATCCGGTGGGAAGTCATTTCTTCTCCACATATCTACAAAGTGAATATAACCGTCATCATCTTGCTTTAGGCATATCATAACGCTGTAATCTTGACCTAATCCGTGTGCAGGGTCGAACCCTATAACATATCTGTAACCATCCATCTTATCAGTCTGTAATATAGCATCCATATCCATATTTTTTCTAATCAACATTCTAGGAAACACACTAGCCTCGTCATCTACTACTTTACACAAATATTCCTGTACAAAGGATAATTCACCCATAGCCTCTTTTTGTTCTAGTAAAAACTTAATAGGTCTATATTCAGCCCATAACTCTACAGGTTTAATATTTAGTGGGTCGGCTTTATGTTCATCCCAATTAGGGATAGCAGACCATGTACCCGATTTCCATGTTTTATTCTCTAGCATTTCTGTATGGTACAAATCATTCATACTCATAGGTGTACCTACTACGAAAATCGCTGTACCGGGACTCAACATAGGGGTAATCTTCTTTCTAAACCATTGTGCTATGTTATTCCAATTCATATCCCCCATATCATCAAGTACGTCATCAAATGCAATAGCCGCAGGGTGTTCTCCACGAATAGCCGCACCAACAGAAGTAGCACGAATCCATGCACCGTTAGTAAAACGTATTTCAAGTTTGTTGCCCCTCTTAGGGTCGAGATACCTAGATAATTGGGGATGTCTTTTCATATCTTCCCTTATCTCTTCTAGCCTTCTAACTGCAAGGTCTTTACTAGCAGAAAATAACCAACAAGTAAAAGGTTTATTACGCCATTGTTCAAAAAGTGCCATGTGTAGTAGTTTTACCCTTAAAGTAGTTGATTTACTATGGTCCCTCGGTGCAATAACACAAACACGATGTACAGAAGAATTGTCGTGATTATCTCCGTACATATCCATCCATTGTCCTATATGGTCGCCCCAAGTATAACCTAGCCATTTGTAGAAATACTCTACGTCATTACGACTACGTTCCATAGAAAAATTAGTATTGAATGTAGCCATATAATCACTTCGGGTGTAAATCTTTTTTATTACAATGTGGACATATACCTCTTAACGCTTTTGTTTTCATCATTCTGTTAGTAGCCCAACCACAAGTGTAGCATTTGGCTGAAACCCACATTACTCATGCACCACCGGAGAAAACAAATTACCTACTAATCCCAATTCTTTATCTACAATATGGGCGCAAATACCTGCTCTAGCAAGAACATATCCTTTTCTAGCGTGGTATCTATCGTGTCCGGCTAGACTAGGTAATTGAATTACCGTACATCCTGCTTTTTCTGTTAATCTCATGTGGTGTAGGTGTCCGTGAAACCAATAATGGTGTTCTCTTTCTCCCCAAGCCTGTCTTTCTTCTGTAGCCATAAGTGCAGGTAAGTCATTACCCCTAACTCCATCACCATGAGTAAAACCTAGTAAAGAGTTTCCGTATTTTATATACTGTCGAGGATAAGGACTAACTATTACTTCTACGTCATCTACATTTTCATAAAGTGCAGATAAATACATCATCAAGGCAAAATTACTATGCCTGTCGTGATTACCGCACATAAATACTACTTGTACAGGAGAAACAGCACGAAGCATTTCAATATGCTCTCTTGCTAACTCACAACCACCCATAAGTATTTGTGCAGGAGTAGCCGCCATATCTTGTGGCGTTCCTCTTGTGGTAGTACCTGCGTCATTATCAACATGAAACCAATCAGAACCCGCAGTCACAATAACCTTGTCGGGTCTACTTGGCAATCTTGAAATTAAATTGTTTGTGCGGTCAATAAGTCTTGAACGTGCTTCGTCAAGGTCATATTCCTCACCGACTTCATCTTTCCAACCATATTTACCATAATGTAAGTCAGTAGGAGAAATTACTACAGCGTAATTACCGTTTTCCGTCATCTTGATTCTGTTTTTCGTAGTTGTTTTTACTTTTGGGATTAAAGTAAGAAACTCATTAAGAATTGTATCGCTAAAAGCCCTATATGCGTTAGCGTCTTTTTCTATTTCAGCCCAACGCTTACTTTCTACCTTTTCTGCTACTTGCATACGTCTAACAGCAAGAGTTTCATTTACCAAATCATCAGTAGTCTTTGTCATAACTTCTTCATCGGTAAAAATGTCCATACCGTGATTCCATTCATTGACTCTTATGTATTCTTTAATCCAACCCGTAGGTATTCCGTATTTTCTAGCCAAATCTGTTGCAGACAAACCATTACCGTCATCTGAATAATCTTTTTTCATGTTTCTATGTTTATCACCATCAATAGCAACCATTTCACCACCTAGTGCATCTAACACCGTCAAATAAGTGTCATTTGCTTTATCATAGTAAACTCTTATCTTATTTACAGATAATTCGGTTGTTTCCACTTGTCTATAATCATTTCCTTGCTTGACCCACCGTTGTATTCTACATCTCCAACTGTTTATCGAGCATTGTGGCTCAACTTCGTGCAAAAACCGAGCAAAGTCGGAATTATTCCTAAAAGTCCTATCATTGGCGTATTTTTCTATGAGGTCGTAGCCCCCTTGATACCTTCCCATTGTAC